ACCACCAACACCCGAACCCGAACCAGTAATGGCGCTTGCTTCACGCAAATCGATATTTACTTTGCCGCCTTCGGTGATGGCTTGTTTGATTCCGTTCAAGATTTTTTCGGTGATAGACATTTTAAATTCCTATTTAAAAAAAGCGGGGGATTTTCGCCCCCCGCTAATGGCAACGCAATGATTAGGTCGCTGTGCCTGTTGAGCGATAACGCACGCCCGCGTTAGGGTCACGCACGGATGTGGCCAGACGCTTTTCCCCGAAGAAAGTTATAAAACCTGGGGCCGTTTGGTCGTAGCGGCGCATAACCATATTGAGCCTGTCAACGATTGTGTGGAATCGGCCCCAGTCAGCAAAGTACATTGGGTACAAACTGTTAGTACCCGCAGAACCTGTTGATGTTTGTGATGGTGTATCGCAATACTTGTTAACCACAACATCAAAGCCCATCAATTGACCTACGATGCCTTCAACCGACAAACCTTCGTTACGGTTAAAGATAGGTGCGCCGTTGTTGTCTTTCAATGCACGAATTGCGTTCAACAAGATTGGGCTAATAACAAACTTAGCGTTTGCAGTCCAGTATTGTTGTGGCAATTGGTAAATGAAGTTAACCACATCGGTATAAGTGATGTTGTTTGCGCCAACGGTGTTAGCGTTAGTGGTCAATTGGTCATAAGTAGCAAGGCTATGCAAACCACTTGTAGAACCAGTACCGCTAGTACCAAATGCCGCTGTGGTGCAAGTGCCACCTGCGTAGGTGCTGTTAGAACCCGCGTATTGGTCAAGGCCTCGCAATCCGTTGCTTCCCCCGTATGGCAAAGATGTAGAACCTTGGTCATTATTTTGCATCATGCTGAGTGCTTCGGCCTGAGAAAATTCGGCCAGCATATCGTCAACGACATTGGCCTCTAAACCATCAATATCATCCAAAGCGGCAGTACGGATTGGGAACTGAACATTCAAATCTTGCAACACGATTTGCCAAATAGATGTATCTTCAGTTGTAGCCGCGCCGTTGTTCTGAATTGCATATCCCCAAGCGGCCCCTGCGTTGCCAATTTTTGTTCTAAATTGATATGACGAACCATCAGTTGCAACGGTGCGTGATACGCCGCGCAAAGGATTAGCCAAACGCAAAGCGGCAAACACGGGGTCATAGGCGGTGCGACCACCTTGGTTATTACCTGAACCAGTCAATGCTGATGCTTCGTTCATGTAAGCATCCATTTGGCTTTGGTCTGCAAAAATTTGCAGTTCTTTTTCTACGCGAGCATTGCTTTTGTAGAAGTTAGACAATTGTTCGCGAACGGAACGGTTCACATCTTGGCGAACTGATTTTGCCAAAGGCTTAACAACTGCGGGGGCTTGAATCGATGCTACTTTGGCTTCCAAAGCGGCAATAGTTTCTTGCATTTCGTTTTTAATCGCTTCAACGGCGGCGGGAATTTTTGCTTCTACGGCGGCAATGCTTTCGCTTTGCTTGGCTTCGATAGCATCCAATTTTTCAATGATTGCTTGTGACATGATTTAACCTTTAAGTTTGGTATCAAGAATTTTTAGAAGTTCACGGGCTTCAAGAGCCGCAAGAATTTCCGCTTCGGTAGCCTCCGCATTTGAATCACTCAAAATAGGCGCAATTTCAATAGGTGTTGTAACTGCATCGCGCAATTCCAAAACTTTCTTGAATGTAGATGCGGCGGCTACCGCATCTTTTTTAGATAGCCCAACTTCACGCAAGGCTTGTTCCAAAACTTTTAAATCGGCAGAACCATCAGGTCGGAAATATTCCAACTTGCTTACTTCAGCCATTGGGTTGTTCGGGTACATCACTACGGATACTTCGCGCAAACCACCCTTGGTAATTTGGAAATACGCTTCATCAGATTGGTCGGGTTCGCCTTCAGCATTTACCATTTGGTATTCTTCAGCATAAGCACCAACGGAAACACCGCCAAACATAGCGGGGCTTTCTTGCATAACTTTGTAAAGGTCTGAACCCATTGTGGTGTTTGTGTACAAACGCCCTTCGGCTTTCATGCCTGTATCATCAAATTCAAACGCATCCCATTGACCAACGGGGATTGCATCGGCATCGTGATTTACAAACATTGGTAGCGGGCGACCCGATTTCGCAAAATCTTCGGCCCATTGCATAAAGCCTTCGGGTTGGTAGTTAAAGCGCCTACCATCAGCGCCTTCACGCGCACCCCATGTTGTTACGGTGGCTTCAATTTTTCCTGTGCTTTCGCCCTGCTTTTCCAAAACTAGTTTGGCTTCGCAAACCATCATCAGGTTTTTTACGGTCATAGATTACCTCATCGATTTTTGTTCGGTCGATGTCTTGTATTAACTTTGGTGGTCGCCCTCTTTTCGGGGGCGGTTCTGTATTCGGCTTGTATGTTGCAAGCGATGCTATCACTAATTTAAAAATAGTGGACACTTTATTTTTACTTGCCGATATTCATTTTACGGGTTTGGTTTCCACCACCGCCGCCCGTATCTTGGGGCGATGTGCCAACAATCGGCTTATCTTTCCCGCCCTTATCAATCAAATCATCAGCGCCATCGATATTGGGCATACCCAAATATTCACGCGCTTCGTTGGGGGTCATAATCCCGTTACTAACGCCCGCGGTGGCAAAATTCATTTGGTCTAATGGTGCGCCTTTCAAGAAATTGCGCGTATCAAACTCAATAGACAAATTAGGGTAGCCAACAAACAAATGTTGCTTTAATTTCTGCTGAATGTTAATTAAGGTTGGGTACATGGTGGATTTATAAAATTCATCCATCATGGTTTGCGTATTGTTGTACTTTGAATCGCCAATACCAATCATTGCCGCGGGTACACCAAACAAACCGCAAATACGCTTCATGGTTTGTTCTTTTAACTTAGCCGCATCGGTATCTTGCAGGGTTAGCATATCCAAAGGCGTGTACTTCATGCCTTGGTCTAACAACATACCTTGGCCCGCCTTGCTTGGGTCGCTTGGGCGGCTAGAAACCATTGCCGACCATGCTTCTTTCAAACGGGCGGCTATTTCTTTGTATTTGGCATCAGGAATAACTTGTTCGCTAGTGAACATACCGCTTGGCTTTGCGCCGTTCTGCATGATGTAGTTGGCGTACAAATCAATGTCTTGGTCTAGCGAAACCAATTCAGCCGCCAAGATACCTTTGTTGAAACCCGCAGAACCTTGCCAGTTCATTTCCTTAATGTGCATCACTTGGTTAAAGTTCAGCGGTTCATCACGGTTAAAACCGTAACTAGGCGTACTCAAACGGTACGATGGGTAACGGGCAGGGGTGATTGTTACAGCAATCAGGGTTGAATCCAAAAGGTACATTTCTAACGGGGTTTCCGTTGTACTCTTTTGGTCTTTACGCCACCAAAGGGTAAATGCTTCGCCCGCCAATTCGTACCACATTAGCCATTGATACCAAAATTCGTAGGTGCTTTGGAAATGGTTAGGTTGCGCCAAAAGGTTTGCCACTTGCTTGGCTTTAGCCTTATCCCGTGCGCCTACCAAATCGGATTTAACTGCATCTACATAAGTGCCATCTTCGGATTGGCTAACCACGCGAATAGGCAGTTGTGACAATGCACGGGCCTTTGCCGCAACGCAAGCCATGATGGTGGAATTGCGGGTAAGTAGCGACATATCCACGGGGCGACCCGCGTTATTAGTCGCGCCTGTGGTTACATAAAGGATTTGGGTATTGACATTCGGGGCTTGTTTAGAACCCTGATAAACAATGTTATTACCTAACGCTGATTGACCAAATAGCGTATTTGATTCGTTTTTTTGGTCTTTATTGCGCTTGAAAATATCAAAAATAGCCATGTTTTTACCCAATTTCCTGATGGTTTACCATTCAAAACTTCTAAACCCAAATGTATCAGAAACAAAAACATTGTCTAGATGGCAATGCAAAGCCATAATCATCGCAATAATTCCGTCAACTTTTGCGGATGTATCGGCTTCATTCTTGCGAACTTTGACATTTCCGTTTACATCCGTGTAAACCTCCGCGTTTGCCAGTTGCCAACCAACAAACGGGTTGCCATCGTGCATGATTCCCTTTTTCAGAATCAATTGTTCTGCGGTTTTAGATGGATTAGATAGAACCGCCATACCTTGCCCAACCTTTTTCACGGGCAAACCTTCAGCATAAAGATTAGCCACCAATGACGCGGCGTTGTAAGGGTCGTATCCAATTTCTTTAACATTGTGCTTAATACATTGTTGCTTAATGTAGGTTTCCACTTCGTTAAGGTCGGTCACATTACCTTGGGTCAACCGTAATATGCCGCTTGCATGGGCTTGCAGAAAAGTTGATTTGTAGTGATTGGGGATTAGGTCTAAACTTTCTTCGGGTAAAAAGAATTGAAATTCTGCATAGAACTTTTCTTCTGAATATCGGTGCAAAGTGCATACCGCGTTCAAGTCGCGTGAATATGCCAAGTCAAACGCAATGAAAGTTGATTCGGGTTTGTCATCAGGCATCGGGCAAACTGAATCATCCCAATATCGGCGGTCAACCCATGCGCTGTTTGCCGATACATAAATGTTTAGTTGCTTGCATAGGAATTCGTTAAGGCTTGCGGGCTTAGATTGCGCTTCGTGCGCCATGTGCCTAATGTGTTCGGTGGTCACGGAAATGCCAAGCATGGGGTTTGCCTTTGCCCATGTTTCTTCATTTGACCATTCATCACCCGCATCGATGGAATACAGTAAACCAAACCAACGGTAGTTATCTTCAGCCGCACCGCGTAGCACCGTTCTAAGGTGGTTCAAATCTTCATAGAACTTGGTTTCTTTGGTAAACGATGCGGTAGTTAGGTACATTCGTAGCGGGTTCTTACGCGCACCCATACCTGAATGTAAAACCTCAATCGATGACCGTTCTGTAATCTGCGCCGCTTCATCAATCATTGCGCACGATGGGTTTTTACCGTCACCCGTTTTTCTATTTTCACGGGACAAGGCACGGTAGGTAGAAGTCGAATCGCCCGCCTTCTTTAGTTCGCTACGGTACACAACAAACTTTTGCTGAAATTCGGCAACCATGTTTTCAATGATGGCTTTTGATGAATCAAAGCAAATGCTTGCTTGTTCGCGGTTGGTCGCCAATGTAAATACTTCAGCACCCGCATCGCCAAACTGTAATTCATACAAAGCAATGATTGATGCCAAAGTTGTTTTGCCTGATTTCCGCGGCACAAACAAAATTACATCAGTTACCCAACGAACGGTTTTATCTTTCCTATCCCTGAAGCCATAAATGGCGGCTAGGAACATAACTTGAAAAGGTTGCAACGCAATAGGCTTGCCCGCTTCAGCGCCTTTAACATGGCGGCAAAACTTGGCAAACTTTAAGATGTGTTCGGCTTTTTCGGGTACGAATTCATAAGGCGCATCCCGCCGTTCCACCATATCTAGGAATCGTTGGGCGGCTAACTTTATATCTTCGCAAGCGGTAATGTCACCAAGGGTTACGCCCCTAGCATATTGAAAAGCGGGTTCAAGCAGTTGCGAATAATTCATCTACTTCGGATACCTTGTTTTTAATCTTTGGGCGACCCCTTGCCACTAATGCTAGTTCGGCAAGAATCTTTATCGCTTTGTCCATTGATTCGGTTCTTATCTTGTAATACGGGCTAGGCGCATCACCCGCGTTGTAATGGTAAATCGCGCCGTTTTCCTGTAATCCAATGTGCGCTTCAATCAAAGTGTCCACGGTCAGAACCAAAGAACCAACTAGCAGTTCATCAGATGCGGTTAGCGCACCCGTTGAATTTTCCACTTCGTTCCTGATGGCGGTTTCAAATGCGTCTGCGTTCCAAGTGCTTGGATTACGCAAAAAGCCGATGATTTGTTTGGGTGCTTTTTTCATTTTTTTATCTTAGTTGTTTTTTTGCACATAAGCAATCTTATATCCCCCCCTAACTTTGTCTTTCTACAGAAAAAGC